GGTTATGTAGTGACGAGTACAATGATACTGTCTCGTACAAAAAAAAAAAGTACTTGACAACAGGCTAAACTTAGTGTATCTTATACTTAAGGTACACATAAAGAAGGTGTCTTCTTAAGAGAATAATAACCTTAAGGTACACCTAAAGATCATACTAATAAGAGGAGAATAAGTATGGCAACACGTAAAGTAACACTCAATGGTCAAGCTAAATGGGCTAAAGTATTCGAAGCCAACCGTGATATGGAAGGTTTTGAAGGGGCTTATGCTGACCATGGCGGTGCCTACACCATCAACGTAGTCTTGTCCCCTGACCAGTTCACTAAGCTGAAGGACTCACGATCTATGTTGAAAGGTACTATTAACGATGAAGGCAAGAACGAGGTTAAGTTCAAGCGTAAGCATGAGGACCGATTCGAATGGGCGTCAGGTGCACCTGAAGTAACCATTGATGGACGTAAGTGGAACTTTGAGGACGATGGGTTTATTCCTAATGGTTCAGAGGTTAAGGTCCATATCTCTGTCTATGATACTAGTCGTAAGTCTATCGTCGGTACTCGTTTGGAGAAGATTGAAGTACTTGAGGTAGCTGCCCAAGAAGAGGACACACCTGAAGAAGAGGGAGGTTTTGTATAAGCATGAAGACTATTGAAACTCTCGTCCCAGATATCCTAGACGTAGTTGAGCGTAAAGGTGGCTGGGATGCAGCAGCAACAGAGTACTTCAAGGAGGCAGTAGGGCGAACAATGGAGTCTCGCCTTACTCCACCCCCTCCTGAAGAAGGTAAGGGTACTCTTCGTATGAGTAACATCGGACAACCTTGTGTTCGTAAACTCTGGTATCATTGCAACACTGAAGGTATCGGTGAGCCTCTACGTCCTGAGACTAAACTGAAGTTCTTGTACGGTGATATCCTTGAGGACCTGCTACTCTCACTGGCTGTAGCTGCTGGACACACAGTCACTGGACACCAAGATGAGATGTACGTAGCTGGTATCAAAGGACACCGGGATGCAGTCATTGACGGGGTGACAGTTGACGTTAAGTCAGCCTCAACCTTTGGCTTCAAGAAGTTCCAAGAGAACAAGCTACGAGAAGACGACCCATTCGGTTACATCCAACAGCTATCCTCTTATGTCTATGCTGGTAAGGATGATCCGCTAGTAGGTACTAAGACCCACGGTGCTTTCCTTGTTATCGATAAACAACACGGTCATCTATGTCTAGACATGTACGACTTCTCTGATGAGATTGAAGGTAAAGAGGAGTTTTTCGAAGAAAGGAAATCAGTTGTCAACAACGAGAGTAGTGTACCACCTCGGGCATTCAGCGACGAACCATGGCAGAAGTCTGGGAACCGTAAGCTCTGCACCCAGTGTTCCTACTGCGCCTACAAAGGAGAGTGCTGGCCGGGGCTTCGTACATTCGTTTCTTCGAGGGGTCCTATCTTCCTTACACACGTTTCTAGAGCGCCTAAGATGGTCGAAGTCACTGAGGGATACAGAGAGGTCACAGGAAATGAGCAACTTTAAACCACTCAACACATCTACTGTGGAGACACTAAACGAGGTCGGCGGTATCCTCTTGACGTGCAGACTTCAGCACCTACACACAGGCAGTCGATTAGTCAACGGTATCGTACATGACGATTACGACATTGTGGTCTTAGACCCAGACAAGAAACTGTTCAACCATTTGGACTTTACGAAGAATGGTTGGGTACTGGGAGGTTCCTTTGACTTCGATGGTGCATTTGCTTCCTACAAGAAGTACGATGTTAACGTCATTCTCGTGAAGACAGAAGAGGAGTTCTCTAAGTGGAAGTCATTCTCTGAAATCTTGGAGGAGGCTCAACTAAAGGACAAGGAATCACGTATTGCCTTGTCTGAGTTCCTAAGAGGGGAAGGACCAGCGACTGAGGAGGATTTTGCTAAGCTGGCTAGCGGTATTGAGTGGGGCACTATTCACCCACCTATCGAAGCAAAAGTCTTTGCGACTAAACCACCGCGTAACCGGTTCAAACCGGGCACAAAGATAGTATACAACCCTGAGACAATGGAATACGAAGTGGAGGATACAACTGAAGAGTTCAAGTAAAGCTAGAGCAGCCGCACTGAAGTATGGTTATCGTTCAGGCTTGGAGAAGGACACCGCTGCGTCTCTACGGAAACGTAAGTGTCCTGTCTCTTACGAAGAACACACCATCAAGTGGGAAGACTTCAGAGTCAGGAAATACACACCTGATTTCGTACTACCTAACGGTATCATTGTTGAGACTAAGGGTAGGTTCGTAGCTGCTGATAGACAGAAACATATCAAGATCAAGAAACAGTTCCCTCACCTAGACATTAGGTTTGTGTTCACTAATCCTAACGCTAAGCTGAGTAAGACAAGTAAGACTACCTATGCTCAGTGGTGTAAGAGGTACGGCTTCAAGTACAACGCTAAGGAAATCCCTGACGAGTGGCTTGGAGAGGAACCTAAGGATGAGTGGGAGATGGAAGGACTAGAAGAGAAGGAGACTAAGACATGACTTTTAATGATTGGTTGGAAGAAGTCTGGGACCTCAAGGAACCTGTACAGTACGACAAGTACGACTACATGTTTACTGAACCTGAGTTGATCGATTACCTTAAGGAGGCTTATATGGCTGGGTATAAGGAAGCCAAACAGGAGGATAAGGAGTATGACGGGTAAGACAGCAGTTGTTTTCAGTTGTGCTCATGCTGACCCAGACCATAGCAATGAGAGGTTTGATTGGCTAGGTAGTTTCATCTACGATATTAAACCCGATTATGTGGTGGATTTAGGCGATGGCGCTGATATGCGGAGCTTGAATTCGTATGATACTCGGTACCCCCAAGCTCTCGTAGCCCAATCTTACGAAAAGGATATTGAGTGGTACAACGACGCTCAGGAACGGTTGAGACACAAGTTTAAACTACATAGAAAAAAGAAACCGAAGTGGTTCGGGTTTGAAGGAAATCATGAGAATAGGATTAAAAAGGCTATTGCTCATGATCCACGTCTAGAGGGTGTCAAACACGGCATCTCCTTCGACCACCTTCAGACTGATCACTGGTTTGACGAGTATCATGAGTACACTAACTCTGCTCCTGCTATTTACGACTATGATGGTGTGTCCTACTCTCATTATTTCAGTTCAGGTAATTTTGGCACAGCTACGTCGGGCACCCACCACGCCTATACCCTGCTACAGAACAGGAACTACAGCTCAACTTGCGGGCACAGCCACAAACGTAGTGTTTATTTCAAAGACGGTGCACATCCTAGTGGTATCATTGGGTTGGTTTCTGGTTGCTACAAAGGGGGGGATGAGTCATGGGCTGGACAGGCGAATCGTGAATGGTGGAAAGGTGTTGTTGTTAAGCGAGAGCTGCATGGTGATGGTACGTATGAACCAGAGTTCGTCTCAATGGAAAGATTGAAGAATGAGTACGGTTGAAACCAAACAGTGTAGTACGTGCTGTACCTTCAAGCCCCTCTCCTCTTTCTACAAGAACTCTAAAGGGGCTTTCGGCAAGTCTCAGAAATGTTCTGATTGCTCCAAGGAGTACGCTAGAGAGTATCGTAAGAACCATAGGGAGAGGTGGTTAGCAGCCAAGTATGACACAGGAGAGGACGTCATCAAGGTAGTTGAATCTATAGAAGCCTGTGAAATTTGTGGAGGGACTAGCAAACTCTGTATAGACCATTGCCACGAAACAGGAGCTATTCGAGGAAGGCTTTGTGGAACATGTAACTCCGGCCTCGGTCTTCTGAGAGATGACGTTGATACTCTCAAAGCCGCAATAGAATACCTAAGGAAGGAACCTGAGTATGGATGTAGTTGAATTGATCGCTACCTACTACTCCATTGACGACCTACTCTCCACTAATGGAGTTAACCCTGAAGTAATCGTTAGGTACCTCATTGATGAGGACCTTATAGACTTAGAGGAGTACTTAGAGTACTATGACACAGAAGAAGATTGAAGCTGTACAACTAGACATGTGGGATTATTTCACTCCTACCATTCCTGACGAAGCTATCAAGGAGATTGAGAGGGATATGTGGATGATGAATGCCACACCTCTTGATATGGTGAAAGAGTTCTCACTATCTATGGACCAACCACTAGGTAAAGAGTGGTCTCGTATGTCAGAACTTGAGACCCTCCGTTTTAATCTTATTGCAGAAGAATATGAAGAAGTTATGTCAGGCAAGACTGAGGAGAATGTTCTTAAAGAGTTGGCTGACCTAGTGTATGTGACATATGGATATGCTGCCACCTTCGGATGGAATCTAGACGAGGCAGTACGTAGAGTGCACGAAAGTAACATGAGTAAACTGGTGGAAGGTAAACCACTGAAGAGAGCGGACGGTAAGGTTCTTAAGCCCACACATTACAAGCCTCCGGTGTTAGATGACCTCGTGTGATACAACTCTAGGGGTAGCCAGAGAATCAACCAATGGCTACTCCACTATCTACGACCCAAGAACTAAAAAGAAAGTAAAGGCTCATAGATATGTGTGGGAAAGGGCTAATGGGCCAATACCAAAAGGTATGGTTATTATGCATACATGTGATAACAGGGCGTGTACTAATTTAGAACATCTGCAACTTGGAACACAATCAGATAATTTGAAAGATATGTATTCGAAGGGTAGACAAGGTGATCGTGACCTTCCATCTGGAGAAAGACATCATACAACTAAAGTTACGAGAGAGGATGTTATGAAGTTTAGAGATACCCATTATTATAAGGGTTTATACAATCAATGGGCTAATGCTCATGGTGTTAGTAGACAAACTGCTAGAAATATTTACACTGGCAAAACTTGGAACTATAAACCACCTACTATGGAGGACTTGGTATAATGGAAGTACTTATTGAACGAGAGAAAGCTAACGGCTCCTTTAAGGACCACGCGAAAACATCAGAGCCTGTGAAAGAGTACCTACGGGACATGCAGGTACGCCCTTTGAGTAACTCACAGCAGGCTGCGTTGGATATGATTGTCCATAAGATCGCCCGTATCACAGCAGGTGATCCTAACGTACAAGATCATTGGGTTGATATCGCAGGCTATGCAACATTGGTGGCTCAACAACTAGATGGTTAACTTCATCGCTATGACAATGTTGAATGGTGTCTCCCTCTTTATTAACCCTAGTAATATTGTAGGGTTTGCCCAACTTCCAGATCACTGTAGTGTGCAGATTGAGTGGGGTGG